AGGGTAAAATAATGTGATGAATCTACTACTGGAATTCGTAATATAGAGGGTACCGAAACTACTGTCAAGTATCTGGTAGTAAATAAACGAAAATAGTTTTCATCTCTGATAGTTAGCTGGGGGCATGCCTCAAAAGACAGGCGCCCCCTAAAAATCCCTGAAACCACCTAAACACCTATTAACCGCACAATCTCTATTACTCTCTTTATATAACTACACTTATTCATTAGTCACTACTCTTCAATGAGGTTTTACTCTTCATCTGGCTAAATCCCACTTAACGCAACGTCAAAGTTTGGTATCCCACTTCACGCAACACTGCCTTGAAAGCCTTTAGAATCAAGGGGTATGGGCACCTGATTGTTCGACCCCACCCCCCACCCTGGCCCGCTTTGGAGTGATGGTGCTGTATATATGCCACCCTCAGAAATATTATTTTTTTTCTTTTGTCCCTGTGACATTTACCTCTTATCCGTGTAATCTGCCTCTATATTCGCTTAATTGGCTATCAGACAATCAACTATTGGCTCTTTTCACTGATCAACCGGTCTTTTGGATGCTGGGAAGGATTTTATCGATGCTCTACAGGCCGCATTCTTGTGTTGAAAGTGCCAGAAATCACGGGAAAACACTTTGAGGATGTACTGTTCTATTTGCGGCAAACAAGGTCATTCTAAAGCGAAGTGTCCGAAAGGATCGAAGCAGATTGATCACATCCGAGAGATGCAGATCAGGCTGGGAAAGTTAATGGGGGACGTTCAGTTCGAGGATGAAATACTCCAATCTGCAGATGCTAATCTGTCGAAAGCCCCTCTTTCTGATAAACCTCATCCTGACTGCGGTGCGTGTAAGTTGAGGCGCAAGAAGGAGCGTGAGCGTAAACGACGATATAGGAATAAGACATGAGCGGTAACACCATTAAGAACTCCTCGTATGCTGCCTATCTGGCTGAACATAACCTGCCGATTCCTGATGGCGTTATCCCTGAAGGTTATATGCTGGTTAAGGTCTTGGATTATGTGAAAATGCGTCATGGTGAATGCCTGACCTGTGATGAACGACGAAGGAAAAAGACCGCTACCCAAGCCAGATGGAGAGCAAAGAAGAGGAAATAACAATCAATAACTGTTTAACTGCAGTTACTGCTTAACCAGGAGAGGGGTATGAACCATATCCATCCCATTGTTTATGAGAAAAAAATCAAGGAAGCCGATAGAGTGTTAGCAGCAACATTCAAGCCCAAAACTCCCAGAGAACGGGCACTGGTTATCCAGATCGAGAAAGCGGCACAGATCCTGCGTGGATAGACAGGCCGCTGCACGGGAGCTATTGGCCCGAGAAAACGCTTATAGCTCACTTAAAGGGTTTGGCGACTTCATGCAGCCCACCGGCGAACTCGACTATAAATTCCCCCCCGCAGCACATCACTTAGTCCTGATTGACGCCCTTGAACGACTTGAAAGGGGCGATACCAATAAACTGATGGTGATGATGCCCCCTGGAGGAGCGAAAAGTACTTACGCCTCTGTTCGCTTTATTAACTGGTATCAGGCACGACATCCTGATCACGGTATTCTCGCCGCATCCAATACGGAAGGCTTGGCAGAGAACTTTAACCGAAGACGAAGAAACGCCTGCTACACCGAGGAATGGAAAGCCATCTCCGGTACACGATTAGATAAAGACCAGCAGGGAGTGGGTAAATTCTCCACCGAAGTAGGCGGGTTCTGTCAGGCAGCAGGGGTAGGCTCCGGTATTGTCGGTACAAGATCCCACTTAAACCTCCTCGATGACCCTGTACTTAATTTTGAACAGGCCCGATCCGAGAACCAGATGCAGAAGCAGTGGGATTGGTATCAGGCCGACTTTAGATCCCGACTCATCCCGGAAGGTAAAGAGATCATCGTCACCACTCGTTGGTCAAAGTCTGATATTTGTGGGCGTATTCTTGATCTCATCAAAAAAGGCGAAGAAACTGGCTGGGAGATTATTCGTATCCCGATGGAATGCGATTCCGAAGACGACCCTGTCGGACGGCAGTTGGGTGACCGACTCTGGCCCGAATGGTTCACTCAGGATATGGTTGACCGTAATAAGCGCGATACCCAGATATGGATGGGCATGTACCAGCAGATCCCGATGGATGAAACGGGTGTCTGGGTAGGCGCTGAGAATATTGAGGTGGTGGATAGTCTTCCCCCCAAGTTAACCATCGTCTGTGGCGTGGATATTGCCTTAACCGTAGGCGGGGGCGACTATACGGTGTTTTCAGTGTGCGGCATCGATGACGAGCGCAATGTTTTCGTTATGGACGTTGTCAGGCAGCAGGTGGACATTGATAAGACCTGTGATACATTTTTTAACCTCATGGCAATGCACGACATCACCTATTTCTATATTGACGATGATAATGCCTCAAGAATGATGCAGCGGCTGATGATTGAGAAGTGTAAGGCCCGAAATATCGTCATCCCTCTTTTGGTTATGCCATTACGAGGACAGAATAAAGAAGTCAGAGCGGCCCCATTACGGGGTCTTTTTATGCAGAAACGGGTGAAAATCCTGAATAACGCGACCTGGACTAATACCCTGATCGCTGAGTTAATGGATTTCCCTGCAGTCGCCCATGATGATCAGGTGGACGCGCTGTCTTTAATTGGCAGGCAGCACCCGTCGATCCCCACCCCGACAAGGAGTAGAGCACCCGATGCAGGCCTTGAATTCTTCGTTAAAGAGCGTGACGGCATACAAATGACAACAATTGGCCTTGATTCTCTGTATAAAGATCAAAATCGGGGTAAACTTTCCATCGCTCGGAGGAGAATCTAAATGGCAAATACCGCACAAGGGAGTATTCAGCAACTTGAAGACTTCGCTAAAGACCCAAGAGGGATGTTTGACCGCTGGTCAACAGAACTAGAAGCATCTTTCAAGGCATTAGGCCCGTGGCACAAGCAGGGTGAGAAAACGGTTAACCGGTTCCTTGATAAACGTACCGGCATTGAACAGGAATGGTTCCGACTAAACCTGTTCTACTCCAATATCACCACCCTACGGTCAATGCTCTTCGGGAAACTACCAGAAATTACCTTTGACCGGACGAACTTCGACTATAACGATGATGTCGCCCGTGTTGCCTCGATGATCCTCACCAGAATGCTGCAAGCTGATATTGGCACACCCAATGATGAGTATTCTGACTCACTGCGGATGAATCTTGATGACCGATTACTCCCTGGCCTTGGATTATCCCGTGTCAGGTATGACTACGAGTCTCATACTGAAACAGTGGAGGCGCAATTCGACTTCGATGGCAATATTCTGGTCGAAGGCTATGAAAATGAGATACTTGATTGGGAAAAAGCCCCGATGGAGTACGTTTACTGGAAAGACTGCACATGGTCACCCTGCCGGACATGGGCAGAACTAAGATGGTTCGCTTTTAAGACCTATCCGACCAGAGATGAGTTGGTTAAGCGATTTGGCGAGGATACGGGCAAGAAAATCCCATTAACCCAGACCCAGCGCACCAAAGAGGATGAAACAGACAATGATCCGCACAAGGATGCGTGGTCACGGGCTGAAGTGTGGGAAGTCTGGAACAAAGAAGACAAGAAGGTCTATTGGTGGTGTAAAGGCTACCCAGAAATCCTCGATATTAAAGACGATCCGCTGAAATTAGCCGGATTTATCCCTATTCCGAAGCCAATGACAGCAAACCTGACTACGTCAGCGTTTATGCCGCTACCGGACTATGCTCAAGCGCAGGATCTGTATAACGAGATTGATAAACTCGAAACTCGCATCTCCCTGATTACCGAAGCAGTAAAAGTGGTCGGTGTCTATGACAAGTCCCAAGAGGATGTCGAACGCATCTTCATTGAAGGTGTTGAGAATGACCTGATTGCCGTGGATAACTGGGCCATGTGGGCTGAGAAAGGTGGTATCCAGGGGATCATTGAGTGGATGCCCTACGAGTCGATTGCAGGTGTCTTGAAGGAACTTGTCGGAAGAAGGAATGACGTTAAATCGCAACTCTTTGAAATTACCGGCATGTCAGACATTATGCGCGGTGCGCAGTCAGCCGGTGGCGCAGTTACCGCAACTGAACGCTCTCTTGAGGCGCGATTCTCATCAGTGCGAGTGCAAGCCCTGCAAGACGAGTTTGCAAATTATGCCTCTGACCTTATACGGCTAAGAGCAGAAGTTATATCCAAGCACTTCTCGCCTGAGACTATCTACAAGCAGTCCAACATCCAGTACACCGTGGATGGACAAAATCAAGAACTTGTCATGGCGGCGATACAACTGATCAAAGACCGACCAGACCTGATCTGGCGCGTCTGTGTTAAGCCTGAATCTGTATCGATGGTTGACTATGCTCAGTTAAAGCAGGAACGGACTGAATACATCACTGCTCTAGCGACTTATTTCCAGTCAATGGGGCCGATGCTGGAGAAACGACCAGAGATGGAACCTCTAATGCTGCAGTTACTACAATGGGGTCTGGCAGGATTCAAGGGATCGAGTGAGATTGAAGGATTGGTGGACAATGCGGTTGAAGAAGCGCAGAGAGCCATACAGAATCCTGAAAAAGACCAAGATCCCGAACAAATAAAGGCCCAGGATAATGAGAGGCAGCGTCAGCATGATCTGCAGATGGAAGACCTCAGAACTCAGAATGAAGTGAAATTAACTCAGGTCAAGGCAATGGCAGATCGCGGAGAAATAACGCATGAGGTTGATGAGCGTATCCGTGAAATCATGGCTGAGACTAAGCAAGAGTTTATCAAGGAAGAGGCTCAAGCTACCTTTAACATGGAAGAAGAGTCGCATGAGACTGATGAATTCAAGATCCGAGAACGATACCGAGCATCCCTTAAACCAGTAGTTTCACGTGAAACGTAGGACAAAATAATGCAAAACCCACAAGATATGATGATGATGGCTCAAGCCATGCGACAGGACGCCCCGCAAGGCGCTCCACCACAAGGAATGCAAGGTGGTCAGCCGCCAGTTCCTCCTGTTGAAGAACTGATTGCGATGTATCAGCAAATGAACCCACAAGATCCGAAGCGGGAGCAGTTGGGCCAGTTGATCCAAATGATTCAGCAAGGCCCGCCTCAAGGAATGCCACCACAAGGCATGCCGCCACAAGGAATGTAGTCATGGCATCTCAAGATGATATGGCGATGATGGTAAAGATTCTTCGGGAAAAGCCGGAAGCCGCTGCTGCCTATCGGAAAATAAATGAGCAAATGGGAGACATTGAATTTCAAGCAGATGTTAACCCCTTGATGGGGCCAGGGATGTCTGCTGATCCGTCAAAAGCCAACATGATTCAGTCAAATAGAATGTTGAACCTTCAGGGTTATTACGTGCCTGAAAAGAGCAGTGAAAAACTCAAAAAAATGCGACGAGAAAGGTATCAGTTTAGGGGGGAGAAATTTCCTATGGAGCCAGATTCTGTCAATGTGTTTCCACACGCAGCAAGGCCTCAAACGTGGGCGCATGAATTTAACCATAGGGAAAGGCCGCTGAATTCTGAAAAAGATACTCGAATCCTCGATGCTATGTTTGCGGTAACAAAAGACCAATATGCTGAAGCCCTTGATATGTATCAACAATATATAAGAGAGCCAGACATAAATGTTGCCCAGAAAGAGCTTATAAACACTTTACGTCGATGGGACAGGGTAGGTCAGAGTGATGAAGGGAAGCATACAGAAGGTGAGCC